GCATTGCTTTAATCTATAATTATCTCTATTATTGTAAATAAAAGCGTATTATGGCAGATAAAATAGCCGAAAAAGTGCAAATAGAGGATGAAAAGCCCGATTATCAAGAAAAAATTACTTTTTTAGTTTCTACAGTTGCACAAGGTTTCATCTTAACTTGGTGTTTATTAGTTTTATCTCTTGGATATGTAAAGCTTCCTAATAAATTATTTGGTTTGGACATTCCAGACCAGCCCAGAGTAGATAGCACTTTTGCTGCTGGATTATTAGGTAACATACTTGGTGGACTCGGTATAAGTGTTAATGCCGC